TATAGTAGCAGTTTCAAACTTGCCTCTGTACACTCCTCCACAACAGTTATAATCCCAGACAAAATTATAAACTAATGATTTGTTAACTCCTCCAGCGTCTGTCACATAAATTTTATAATAGTCTAGTAAGCTGCCTAGAGTGTTTGGCTGGTCAGTTATAGGAATATGGTTATCTAAGTATTCTATGTTAGCTGGGCCACAAGGTATAACGTTAATTTTGCTCTGTGGAAAGGTAAAGCCAGTAGTCTGAGTTACTGGAAAGCTATGAGTTAATACTGTGCCATCTGTCTTTACCGCCTCATAAACTATATTAGTCCAAGTATTACCGTTTAGAGTTCCATCGTCATTAGTGACCTCCAAAGTCCTCCAGCTTTTACTATTTACTCTTTCTATCATTTGGTTATAAGGTGATAAGCTAGAGTATGGAGCGCAGTCAGAAACTAGGTTTTCTACTCTGTCACTTAAAAGCTCATCATCACCAGTATTATTTGAAAATATAGATGTAGTGCTGTCGTCATAATTACGATATGGAGGGATAGAGGCTAACCATAGAAAGCCAGATTCGACAGCTAGGGCTGGATATATTACTGGAGCTGTAGTAGCTGATGCTGCAAAGCTCTCTCCTATCTCTATCTCATATCTTAACTGACCATCTCCATTAGTCTGTTGGTAGATGTTAGTAGGGTTAGCTGCTCCAGGCTGAAATCCATAAGGTATATTAGGCGCAAAAGCGAACTTACAGAATATCTCTGGAGTAAGCTGATCCTGGCAAAGCTCTCTGAAGTTAAACACTCCAGCATTAGCGTTATTCTGAGAAATAAGTACTCTACCTTTTAACACTCCATTAACCTTCACATCAAACACATACTGAAATTTAGGTTGTGCTGCATTGGTAGTAGTAGCCACTATAATTAAATCCCTTCCTATAGGCTCAAACTGACTTGGTTGTTGTATTATGGTTATGGCCATCTTAACTTAGTTTTATATTATCTAATTTCTTCATAGTGTAATCTACGTTGAACTCTATATCTTTAATCCACTCACCTTGTAGAGTAGCATCTAGTTTATTATACTCCTCAATAAAAGCCTCTGCATAAAAGTTAGTAGCTGGAGTACCATACTTGCCAATCTTTTTAGAAATTAAGGAGGCTATCCTCTCTAAGCTCTTTAAGTTAGTACTCATAAATTTCCCCGTTTTAAGGTTTCTCACTTTTAACGGTTTAATCATTATCCACTTTAAGATGTCATAAGTAGGAGGCCTCTTTCCTGGCTTCCTTCCATCTTCTACATCCTCCACATAATTAGCTCCAGCGCCTACAGCTCCAAAACTTACGCCTCCTCTGTTTTTATCTAAATCCCAAATTAAAGACTTAGACAAAGTTCCTTCTGATGTATTAATCTTTGTAGTATAGCTCTTTCCTCTTGAGTTCTTCCTGGTCCTATTTACAGCTAGAAGTTGTCTAGCTTTCTTAACTACATTATCTGAGAATATCTCTAGCTCCTTGTATGTGTTATCAAACTCTTGCTCCATTATCCGCTTACTAAAGTTGTATCTATTGGATTATCTTTAGGCTGAATACAAGCATTAGCTTGATAAGGAACTGTAATAGCATAGGAAGCATTATAGCCACATAAGACATTCTTATACTCCTCCATAAAAGGCTGGAGCTGTAAAGGTAGACTCACCTCAAACTGTTCATCTCTTGTGAAGATACTTAGGCCATGCCTAATCTCAGCGTCTAGGTCTGTTAGGTTTCTTAGTGTATCACTTAAAATCTCTAAGATTCGCTCCTCTTTGTTCTCTTTTTGAAATAGTAAGTCAGCACACACTATCTCGAAGTTATAGGTCATTTGTCCTTTCTCCACAGATACTAGTCCTGGAACTATGTGAATAATAGGAAATAGAGTTTCCTTCTTTAAGTCCATAAGGTCAAGCTGACCATAGTTAAAAGACTTTACAAAGTAGTGGTCTGTGTAATAGGTCTTGAGTTTCTCTATAATGTTAACTAGTGTAATCATCTTGCTGCGTTTTGGTTTCTTACTTTTCTCATCTCCTCTTGGTTTTTATCCTTTAGCCAGGAGAGATAAGTTAGACTCTCATAAATTGGCTTTTTAGTTATTTCCTCTATATCTAAAAACCTATCATTACTCATTATGGCCAGAGTATTATACCAGCCATATTTCTCAGCTACTGAGTTATGAGTTTGCTCTTCTCCAGTTCTTTCTTGATACTCCTCTTCTCCTTCTCCGCTATTGTATAGGTTCTCAAAGTCTCTAGTAAGTCTATCCCTAAACGAAAAAAAAAAGATTGCGCCCCTATTACTTTATCCATTGTCAGACTTAAAAAGTCATCAGAATTATCGTCTATGTGACTATCTGAATAATGCTCAATAGTGTACTTCTTGCCTCTCTTTTTAGTTATAGGTCTAAACAGAATACTCATTATTTTATGAGCGTTTTCCCAGTAGCCTCCTTGTTTCATTAGCTCCTCATAATCTACCCACTCACCAGTAGATAGCTTACTAAGGTTTGGAACAAATCCAAACTCCCTCCCTTTAAATTTAAAGGTCTGCTCAAACTTAATGTCTGCTGTGTTGTTGTCTAGTATCTTTATTAGGTCACCATAAATATTATTAAGGTCCTGGATGTTTAAAGACCTAACTACATCAGTAGTCAAATTACAGAAAAGCTCCACACAGAACATCTTCTCCTCTAAGCTAGAAATCTCTTTATTCCTAGACTTGTACATCGTATAGGCTCTAAAGGTTTTTAGTTCTATCTCACTCCAGGAAGTTGGTATTTTAATTTCTTTGGTTTTCATTTGTTATTAGTTAGTGTAGTTTTGTCCAAATCTGTTCCCTTTTACATAATTGCGTACTCTCCGCTGAAAGGTTTCTGGAGCTTCATTATAAGTCCATAGCGTATAGCATCAATTCCATGATTGAAGTTGTCTATAGGCTCATTAAGTATCTTTTGGTTTTTGTCTTCTTTGTACTTGTAGTTCCTAAACTCCTTTATTAAGTCCAAGCTGTCTGATGTGACAAAGAGCTTATAAGTCCTCATTAAGTCAATTCCTATCCTTATGCTGTCTGGTCCTTTCTTAGTAGGTTTAATGTTAAAGCCCGTTCTGTAAATCTCCTCTATACTTTTAGGCTCTGCTGAATCTGCAAATATCTCAGCTCCTCTAGTTATTTCTAAAGCCTTTAGCTCTCTGGAGATGTCTTGGTTTGTTAGGCCAGTAGTATAAATTAACTGCTTAAAGTAAAGCTCATCTCCTCTTTTGTATATTCTGACCAAAGCGGTTGGATCATTCGAGTAACCAAAATCTAAGCCCAGACTTAACTCTTTAGCGTTCTCTGGAATCTCATCCACTTGGCCTACATTGTCAAATACCAAGCTCCTACTCTTTCCTCTTTCACCTAAACCATAAACAGCCCAGTAGTTGGAGTCTGTTTCTTTTAGTCTTTCTATCTCCTGGATTATAGACTCTGACAGAAATGGATTGTCTAAGTAGGTACTCTTAAAGAAAGTAGCATCATCTCTGGTCATGACCTTATCATAAATCCAATGAAATTCGTCAGATGGATTGTAGTCCAGGATTATCTTATCTGTAGTTCTTAGGCTTAACTGCATCCAGCTCTCCAGGTCTATCTCATTACACTCATTAATAAAAAGGATGTTCCTCTTTCTACCTCTGACCTTCTGAGGCTGATCCAGACTAATAAACTCTACTGTGTTTCCAAACAGCTCATAAGTTAGCTCTGACTTGTTATGATACTTCTCAGAGTAATATCCCTCCTTCTGGATTATCTCCATAAAGTCACGCATAGCAGAGGCCTTTAAAGCTGGTAGTGTTCTCCTACAGATAGTAATATAAGATCCACAGTCTTTATTCTCCCAGCAATAGTCTACTAATACTTTGAGTATAGAATATGTTTTGCCAGACCGAGTTCCTCCTTGATTAACTGAGATTCTAGTCTTACAATTACTAACGTCATAGTATGTCTTTGGCTGACTAACCAAAGTAGGAGTCTATAGTTTCTTTAGCTTGGTCAAAGCCAGTACAGACTTCTGCCTTATATCCTCTCTCTCTCATCTGCTTAATGACTTCCTTCTGATAAATGGAAGCATAGTTTCCTTTTACTTTTAGCTCTATGGCTAGGCCATGATATTCTCCTCTCGGCTCTAAGATTATTAAGTCTGGAAAGCCTTTTCTATATCCTCCTAGCTTCATCTTTCTAGCTTGAGTTATGCTAGTCCTTATTCCTCCAGCAGAGCCATTAAAAAGGATATTCCCCTTGAGCATTTTAAGATAGTTTACTACTGCTATCTGTAGATGTAGCTCTCCTTCTTTTCTAGGCGCTCTTGGTTGTAGTTTCATTTCTTAGAGTATTTCTTTAAGGCTTCTATAACTATACTACCAACACAGAAAGCTTTCTCCTTACAGAGCTGTACTAATTCATTAGCCTCTTCATAGTCTTTAATTTTAAAAGATATAGGTATGGTCTTGTGCGTTTCATCTATCACTAACTCCTCAGAGTCTAGCTCTACATCCTCAAAAGGAAAGCCATCCAAACCCCAAGATTGAAGTGGTAAATAATCCCACTCATTAGCTAATAGATCCCAGTCATTATCCCCAAAGCTGATATTATCTTTTATTATAAACTCTAGGCATTGTTCCTCATAAGTAGCTTCTTTA